TCCTCTAGTTTCCTTGGTTTGTAGCGACACCTTTTCTTGGTTTACCTTTACTGTATCAATCTCGTTTGTTTTCTTTAGCTCGGTGAGATGAATCTGAACGTTCGACCGAAGTTCCTTTTCACGTTTATTCAAAACAGACATGTCTTTTCGTGCAGCAGCAAGCTGATGCTTCAGGGAAAGCCACTCCGTCATAATCGCCTTGAAATCATCCATAAGTAATGGATAAACCGTTCATTTTTTTAGTTTACTTTTTTGACTCGTATGAGTTTTCAATCTCAAACTTGGGACGCATGGTATCTGGGGGAATAGTGGACAGGTTGAAAATGCTCACCGCATCACGAGGGTTGGGGGGCTCGGAACGGAAGTCGCGGTTCGCGTTACGCAGATTTCCACCAATCGTCTCGGGGAAACCAATCTGGGCACGGGGGTCAAGGAAGTTCTGACCCGACAGAATGGCGTCTGGGCTGAACTGACCGAAATCCTCAGTCGTCACAACCTCCTTGGGGATGAGACCGACGTTGGTGTTATCGTAGATGGGCATATCAACCGTCTGCAGACCACCGGTGCCCGTGAATGGCGCGGGGGTGTCTACATCCTCGAACAAACCACCTGGGAGATCGGGGTTGGCTGTCTGGTATCCACCCTGACCACGACCACCCTGCGAGATCTTCGCACCGGAACCAAGGTCACCGATAATTGCGGTATTGCCTGGGACCGGGTCGTTGCCTGTGGGTGTATAGCCGCTCATCTTCCTTGGGTACAGGACCATCATGGCAATCAGAAACAGAAGAACAAGAATCGCAAGACCTTTCCCGTCCATGGTATATACTAGTATTCGACTTTTTTTTTCACAGGTCCAGGGATTCCTCCTCCTCCGGAACTTCGTCTGTGAACAAGTACTCCCGGGGGAACCTTTGCTTGGGAGGTGCCTTTGTCCGAACCTGAATCACCTTCCACGTGGGCTCGAACGTTCGCTTGGAAAACACCAAGCCAATGAGCTCAACCAGAACATCAACGCTGGTGTCTGCGCTGAGTGTTTCGAGATCAACCTGAGTTTTCTGGGTATCGAAACATTGAGTAACAACCTGACCCTTGATCGTTGCAAATGACGCAGCGAGCTCATACTCTGGATTCAGGCTCTTCTGGTAGGCTGAATCAACCGTCTCGTCTGAAATCTCCTTTCCGAACCACTCGACTTTGGATGACTTGGCCTGACTGAGAATCGCATCATCAATAGAGGCAAACACATTTGAATCGGGAACACCAAAGGTGACCTGAGCTCCATCGATGGTCATGCGTACACCATTCACTTGCTGAAGAACACGAGTTCCGAGATCAGACGTCACCTTGAGAAAGTAGCGTCCATCTGCAATTTTGTACGGCTTTTCGAACAGCATTTTAAATGAAAAACAAACCTTTGCTCTAAGTAAATGAGTTGCCCTCCTGGACAAGTCCTTCAGTCGAACGGTCTGTGTGGAACAAACACAGCAACTATTATTCAGACATCGAACCTGTATTGCGGTCCACAGTATCTCTCTCAAAACTGCACGTACATGGCGCAACTCACGACGGCGTTAACACCAGCGACTGGATCCGAGTCGATTCCAAACACGATATGTGCATATCTTCAAAACGGTACTCAGTACGCGTGTGATCCTGGGTGTTGCACGGGAACACCGTCGTCGACAGCGACTTCGTCTGCACCTGCAACGGCTTCATCGTCTCTGTCATGGTGGGTCATCGTACTCATTATCGTCAGTGTTTGTTTGTTTCTCCTTCTCCTCGTGTACTTTGCAACTCGAAAAAATTCACCGGTGAATACAAGGAATGGATCAGCAGCAGCAGCAACTGTCAATGTCGCCAACAAACCTGTTCAGTAATGTTCAGGAATACGCAACGAAAAAGGTCTATGGACCGATACATGTGTGGCACATCCTTGCGTTCCTTATGATAGGACCGATGATCACATGGCCCATGCTCATTCTTCTGGTTGGTATATACCTGGCGAACGTAAATGCATTTAAAGCTACCACGAGCACAATAAATAACAATGGCTGACGAGATGAAGACCCTGTTTGACGAGATCAAGCTTCTGCGTAAGGACATTCGCAAGCTGAAGAACCTCATCGAGGATCCTCAGGGCGAGAAGGCAAAGGCTCGTTCAACCTCGAACGGTTTCAACAAGCCCCTGGACATTTCCGAGGAGCTTCGTAAGTTTCTGAACATGGGACCAGGTGAGCAGATTTCTCGGTCTCAGGTCACCAAGAAGGTGAACGAGTACGTCACCGAGAAGGGTCTGAAGAACGGTCAGCACATCAACATGGATGCGTCCCTCAAGTCTCTGCTTGACCCTCCCGATGATGTTCAGGTGACTTTTCTGAATATTCAGAAGTACATCAACAAGCACTACGTCAAGACCGAGAAGCCGGTGACCGACGCTGCGGCTGCTGCCCCTGCTGACGCGACTGCCTCCGCCCCAAAGCCACCAGTGGCTTCCAAGCGACCGACCGTGAAGAAGCCTTAAACTATTCTTGTTGTATAGTAAATGAAACTGTCGCTCCTCTTGTTCATGCTGGTCATTCTCTTTTTGATTTGGTGGTGGACCTCTTCTCGCGCAGCGCCTGAACGTGTATGGACATCGGGTTCAGGACCAGGGTTTATCCCTGCTTTTCAGGGACAACCGTCGGTTGGTGTAAGTGGGGTATAAAAGAAAGAAGCACGTAAATAATACCATGGAAGAAATAACGGTTGAACTCGTCGATCCTCCTTCGTTTCCACGAAGTGAGATTGAACGTTTGATTGGAACAAAAATGAAGAATGAAAATGTGTACATACGCGCTTTCACGCATAAATCAGCACTCAAAAAGTACAAAGGTCTTGATGGATCGTACGAAACGCTGGAATTTATGGGTGATTCCGTTCTCGGATTTATTATTACAAAATTTTTGTTTGATCGTTTTGAAGATCGTCAGGAGGGGTTTTTAACCAAGGCGCGGACGAAGCTTGTTCGTGGAAAGACGTTGTGTGAAATCGCAGAACGTCTTCAACTCCACACATGGATCCTTATGGATGACAAGGGGATTCGAAACGGTTGGAACACAAACGCCAACATTCTCGAAGACGTGTTTGAAGCCCTCGTTGGTGCGATATACATGGATCTCGGAATTATTCACGCCAAGACGTTTGTGTTTTCCGCGTTTCAAAGTATTTTCGAAACGATTGAAAAGTCCCTGGCGGATGACAACTACAAGGACCAGCTGATGCGATGGTGTCAAGCGAATAAGATTCCACTGCCAGAATACGCCGTCAAGGGACAATATAACGGAACCTTTCATATCGAAGTGCTCGTTGAAGGCATTTCTTACGGTGCAGGGTTTGGAAAAACGAAAAAGGATGCCGAACAAAACGCAGCGTTCATTGCGCTTTCAACCACACCTCGTTTTAAAAGCGAGACGCGTGGAATCAAGTATGGTACATCCCCGAGTTGAATATCTCATTTCACGACCGTATGCAGAACAACGGAGTAAAGAATGGCTCGAGTTGCGTGGAAATTTGTTGACGGCGAGCGATGTCGCAACAGCAATCGGTCTCAATCCGTATGAAACGCCGGAACATCTCATTGCAAAAAAGTGCGGCGCTTCGCGTCCGTGGAGCGGAAACGAAGCGACGAGTCACGGGACACGTCTTGAACCCATGGTTCGAGACTTGTATGACTCGCGATACGGACAGAAATCACACGAAATCGGTGTTGTTCAACACCCGGTGCACACCTTCTTGGGTGGATCACCCGACGGTATTACGGAATCTGGACGTCTTCTCGAAATCAAGTGTCCTTTGACGCGTAAAATCAAACCAGAAGTTCCAGTGTATTACATGCCCCAGATTCAGATTCTTCTCGAAATTATGGATCTCGAGGTGTGTGATTTCGTACAATACAAGGAATCACCGGAAGAGTTTAGCCTTACCGAAGTTCCACGTGATAGAGAATGGTTCAAGAAGTACCTTCCGGTGATGCAAGCGTTTTGGAACCGCGTTCTCGAATGCAGACGGAACGGGTTTTGTCAAGTGGACCTCACACACGAAGAACCCCTGTGTGAAGTTATCCTAGAGTAGCTAAGAAAGCCTGGGTCTCAACAGATAAGCTGTTCCATGCATCTACAGCCTTGGACCAGATGACGTCATGTTCCTCTTGTGGTTGTGTGTACAGTTTGACCCATTCAACCATGTGTTTGTATTGGAACCATGGCATGGTATCAGTCTTTTTGAACACGTGAATACACATATCGTCTTTCGTCATCGCGAGTTCGCGACCGATCATCTCGAACCGGTACATATAAAAAATCGTAACATTTTAAAATACAATGAAACACCTCATCGGTCGCGTGTCTGGTGTGATACTACGAACCGTCGAGGAACTCGAACCGCTGATGCGTAAAGTCGCTCAGGAGTGTCAACTCACGGTTGTTAACAGTGCGTTTCACCAGTTTGAACCATACGGTGTCACGGGCGTTCTCGTCTTGTCCGAGTCGCACTTTTCGGTTCACACGTACCCGGAACACCAGACCATGTATCTCGACATTTTTTGTTGTTCTGAAACCTTTGACCCCGAACGAACCGGTCACGTCGTGTTTCGCGTGTTTCAAGCACACGAAGCGAGCTGGCAGGTTATCGATCGAAGCGTCTAAAAAAAGAGACACAAAGTATACTATGGTTGATCGAGTTTTTCTTTTGGATAGGTCTGGATCCATGCAGTCGTGTTATCAAGAAACTCTCGACGGCATGAATGCATTTATCGATTCTCAACGTGAACTCGGAGGAACGATGACGCTGTGTCTCTTTGATACGGTGTGTACGACCCTCTACGAAAAGAAACCCATGGCGGAGGTTCCGGAACTAACACCGAACGAGTATGTTCTCGGAGGCGGGACCGCCTTGTACGACGCGATTGGTCACGTGCTTCGGATGTCTCTCGGTGATACGGCGATGGTTATCATTCTGACGGACGGCGACGAGAACGCATCGACGACGTATACGGCGGCACACGTCAAGGACCTCATCGAGCTGAAACCGTGGACGTTCGTGTATCTCGGTGCGAATCAAGACGCGGTTTTGAAC